AATTTGCTTTCGCGGAACCTGTACCATGGCGTCTCTGCGATCGGAAATTGAAGCTCGCGCCAACTAAAACGGACTTTCCCTTTTGTCTGTTGTGGGCAGACTTTATTTGTTTTCTATTTTATGACCCGAAAAACTATTATTCTCACGTGTGTGCTTGTAGTATTTGTAATACTGATTTGCATATGTACACACAAAAACCAATTCACCATTGACCCAAATTTGAGAATTATTGTTGTGGGTAATGGGAAAAGTCTTCTTGGGAAGAAGCTTGGCAAAGTAATTGACTCATATGACTGTGTGATTCGATTTAACTGCTACAATGACACCTGCTGTGTAGAGGATACTGGCAAAAAGTGCACAATTCTAGTATCAAACAACCTTCATTGGAAATGTACGCTGTCTAAACGTTACGATTCGCTTATAGGCTTCAACCATAATAATACAATTATGGGTAGGTTGCTAAATGTATTGAGCATGTTGCACAAAAACGTATACATTATACACGATTTCCCAAATATGTGTAAAAAGAAGTGTTCAAATGGGGTGCATATGATACACTACCTTGTGGAAAAAGGATGTCATAATGTATCCATCTGTGGATTCGACAATTCAACCGAACACATCGATAGATACGATCCTAAGAATAAAGTTCCCCATGACTTTGCTGACGAAAAAAGTAGCGTTGCAAAATATGTGCAAGATGGGTTGATTCGTCGTCTGGCGTAGTTTGAAGGGAATTGCTGTCAGCACAGAAAAGCGAAATTTTGCATCATTCGATATTCACAAACGCACTTTTTTGGCGCGGCTTGCTGAATCTGGCTATCCGAATAGTTGACCGCCTTCGAGATCCCTTCACCGGCACCGTGCACCCATAGGAGTTCTTGTGACATTGTGCCCTGTACTTTTCAAACACAGCCATTGCGCGCACAAAGTCGCATCGTGTATCATTGTAATGCGGTGCGTCGTGCTCGCTGTCTGTTTTGGCGAAGATGTCTTTACGCACCTGATTGTGCACCAAGAATAGCCAGTAGGCCAAGTTTTCACGAGACTCCAGCACTGTTGCCGTCAGAGGTATCTTGTTTCGAATAATATTGGCGTAATTTTCTCTGCACGCTTTGCATGGAAGGACACCAGCCAGACTTTTGAAAAACGCGTGGTAGTCTCTTTTACGATCGGGGGTGTAATTTAAAGACACAATGTGGACTATAAACCAAAACGGGGCTCCCCATACGTTAGTTTGAAATCCATTTGAACTATTCATACTATAAGAACGAATTTGTAGCGGCGCGGAGATACTCAGCTTGAGTGATCATTACAAATACTACGCAATGGCGCTTGTTTATTTTGACAAACATGGAATTTGCGGAAGATTTGATCGTCATAGAGTACCCATTGTCTGACAGGAGAAATCCGCCAACTTTTAATGGCATGTTGTTTGACTCACTGGTATCAATGTACCGTACATAGTGCCCCTGTGGTATACAATACCCGTGCGGTACATACCGGTATCCCTCTAGTGACTTCAGGGCATATTCCATATTGTTTACATTTTTCTCGCTGCTAAATCGGGTGTATATGTTTCTCACTGCGCCGTCAGTTTTAGACTGCTCAGATTCTACAGAGTCTATGTTGTCTTGGTAATTTTTTGAAATTTGTATTGTTTTTCGCATTGATTACACTACTAAGCATTTTTTGTCTTAAGCCTCCTCTTCCTCAACCTCCTCATACTCCACCTCTTCCTCTTCCTCCTCTTCAGCGTCAGAATCCTCCATGAAGCTGAATCCAGCAATCTTGTCACTCGGCTGAATGCGAAGCTGCACCAAGTTCCAGCTAATGCCAAACATTGTCTTGTTTACGAACCAAACCTTGTTGCACTCGAGGATTGCCTGCACCTTGCTGCCTGGCACAAGTGCGTCCTTGACATTCACAAGCTGCTTCGTTGCGTCAAAGCACTCAACATTGAGATCCCCACTGCGACCCGCCATGAGCTTGAACTTCATTGTGGGTGCGTACTTCTCGGGATCCTTGGCCGGCTTCACAAGGGGGCGGTAAAACTCCTGAATAACCTCCTTGGAAACCTTGCGACCAAACCACGCAGCCGAGTTCTTGACACCCTCGTCAATGAGCATCTCGTCAAGCTCCTTCATCTTGTCGTGAAACTGTGCAATCTTGGGGTCTTCGTCCATACCGCGGAAGCTGACGTCTAGGCTGTACTTGACAGCACCAGTCTTGTCGTCCGTGAGAGAGCTAAGTCCAAAAGGCGCAGATACGATCGGAGTCTGGATCACCAGCTTGGGCATTCCGGTGTACTTGAGGTACACCACGTTTCCACCCGCTGCATTCTTCTTCACGGGCTCGTAGGAAAACTCGGACGCGTCAATGTTCTTTGCGAGGATAATGTTCTGAGCCATTGCTTCTTACCATATACACACAGCCGTTCTTTAAGTGACTTATACAGATTCTGCAGGTGGTGAATTACACGTCGGACAGGACGGACACGCAATTGTGACTGGGGCGGTTGGTTTATCGAATGATTTGTAATGCTCATTCAATCGGCTATAATACAACCAAACCTTCATGCACAATATTGCAATTGCGTGAAATCCAACAAACCACGCAGCGCACGCGAATAAAATATCAGCAGAGTCATTCATGTACAACCCCCATAGCCCAGAGCTCACGCAGATTGCTACCATTGACAGCGAAGAAACGTCCACCAAGCTGCGGCGCCTGTAGCCAATCCATACTTGCGGTGTCAGGCTGAATGTTGCAAATGCTATGGCAACGTACTCGTATCCATTGTGCTGCGTTATGATGCTAGCCATACATGAGCAAGATACTTAAATTTGTCGGGCATGATGCTATAAAGTAATGTTCTCGCCTTCAAAAATTCACAAAGTAAAACCACAAAGCTTTGCAAGAAAACAATTTCTAAATCCACTTGCACAATCGCTTGGACTTGAACCTCGAGAGTATGCGAACAAAAAGCAGTTGGTTGCTGCCATTCTCAACAATACGTACGCAAATTCGCGCGACCCCGTCACACTGCAAGACGTTGCTGACATTCCATACTCGCGATTGATCACGTGGGAGCAAGACGGAAAGAAGTTTGCAGCTGACGTAGCGTCTATGTATCACATTGTCCAGTCAGGAAATACAGTCAATCCGTGGACGATTGATGTAGCAAGTGGGATCTCTCAGGCTGCCAATCCTGACGAATACGCGTCTCGATTTGATTTACGCAACGTACCGCAGTTATTGGAAACTATTGAAGCGAAATATCACGCATTAGAGATTGAAGATTATCTCAGTCTAGATTGCGTCCCAACACACGTCAAACACCGCCACAGCATTGAGCGAGTGTGCAAAGACTTGTACATTTCGCACATAATTGACTGGTGTGAAAAAACACATGCGCCGCGGGTGGCTCGTTTTGTCCTGTCCGCAATCTCACACGTCATTGTAGAATATGAGGGGACTCTCCATGTAACTGGAGTATCGCTCGACGAGTCTACATTGCAAACACTCGCAAATCTGGACCAAGTACGGATAGGGCTAACTACGGCACTCACCGCTCACACTGGTCTTGCATTTGCAGCGGAGTTCTTTGACACGTGCGCAAACGTGTTTGACACGAGCGTGAACGAGCGCATTTTCGATACACTTGACAAGATTATAACACGAAGAGCATAAGAACACCTCTTGGATAGAGAACATGGATAAACTATGCGAACTGAAATGCGAAGTAGAAATACAACCTTATGACTTGCATTTGCAGTCACTACGACACTTTGCCAAGGAACATATTGCTGAAAAGATGTACGCTGGAATGTATATTCAAAAAGTTCTCACTGCGAGACTTTACGGAAAGTGCAAGATAATGGGCAACGGTTCTATTCTTCTCCCTATTATCGCCTCGTGTAAAGTACTCGACCCCGTACTGGATTCAGAAATCACATTGGAGGTGACCAGTTCAAATACTCTAGGTGCTACGTGCAAGTTTGATCTTGTATCTGTCTTTGTGCCAAAACACTTGTGCAGCAACCAGGTTCCTGATGTTGGAGATCACATTCGAGTGAAGATTATAGGAAAGCGCATAGTGGGAAAAATACTTTGCATTGGTCAGCTTGTTTCAACTTAAAAATTATATTGATCTGGAAACTAATGAATGCCCATGTAGCACCTGTATTTGAAGTTGATACATTTGATCAGCTGGTTGCAATATCCCAGACTGAGACTTCAGCAAACGAAGACGTTGCGCGATTGCAAAAAATACGCAAACCGCTCAAGAAACTTCACAAACTTGTTGGCATGCAATCGCTCAAGCAGAGCCTTTTATATCAAGTGCTGTTCTTTGTGCAGGATATGAATTCAGATCAAATGATGCACACTGCACTCATGGGACCTCCGGGAGTGGGCAAGACTACTGTTGCGAAGATAATGGCGCGAATCTACAGGGATTTGGGATTTTTGTCTGAAGGTCGTCTCATTTGCGTTACACGCGAAGATCTTGTAGGGCAATATCTAGGGGAAACCGCAATAAAAACTAGAACTGTCCTGGAACGCTCAATTGGCAATGTCCTTTTTATTGACGAAGCATACTCGCTTGGCAATGGACACCAAGAGGACATGTATGCTAAAGAGTGCGTAGACACCCTGACTGCATTTTTGAGTGAGAATACTGAAGATTTTGTCTGCATAATTGCTGGCTACGAGTCTGCATTGCAACGCTGCTTTTTTAGCTCGAATCAGGGGTTGGATCGCAGGTTTCCCTGGAAGCACACCATTGAGCACTATACGCCAGCGCAGCTCACAATGATGTTCAAGCAGCAGCTGCTCGAGTTGAAATGGAACTTCCGCATAGGCAAGCGTGACGCGTGTATGGCAATGGTTGAAGAAAAGATTTCACATGACTGTCGCATGTTTGAAAATAACGGGGGCGATGTAAGAAACTTTGTCAATGCATGCATGATGGCGCATAGCAAGCGAGTATTTGGAAGTAAGCGATCATTTAAGAAGCGCTTGCTCCCGCCTGATATTCAGGACGGCTACACTCTGTTTAAAAAGAGCAAAAAGAGTCATGAAGACAGTGCTCCTCAGCACATGTACCTCTAGTTCTTACAGAAGCAATGGTGAAAATTCTGCAATTTCTGGAGCAGCTGTAGCTAATCCTCCCCCCGCAGCTTCCCCAGCTGTAGCTAATCCTTCCCCCGCAGCTTCCCCTCCTTCCGCCAATACAGAAGTCATGTCGTCTACTGTATCTTGCACTTTGCCATCTGCAATATCTGCTTCATGAGCAGCAATGTGTGCAGCGTGAATCGACGCCTCGTTAACTCCGTGCGCCAATCCAGCACCCGCAGTTACTACACCACCAACAAGTACTGATGTGTTGTGTTTAAAGAAATGACCAACTGAGCTGAAAAACCCATCAATCGTTAAGCTCACATTTGTATGACTCCCTGCATGAAGCTTTCCTTGAAGCACTTTTGTAATGGGAAAGCACGTCCATCCATTTTTCATTGTTGGCACACCTAGGGTAACAATGGAATCTCCCGCTGCAGTCACAACAGTTGCGTTTGGCAGGCTTGAAGCAAACCATGTGCTGAAATTCCTTTGTAGGGCACCATCCTTCATACGGCGAATTTTGCGATATGGCCTGTCTGTGAATGCTATTGTGTTTACATGTTGTAAGCATATTGTATTTCCTTGAACACGCGCGGTTTTCGCAGTCACCAAAGCAAGCCAAGATGGTTTTGTTTCATCAGTGCGGTTGTAAACATAAAGCACGAGAGCCGCACTAAGCAATGCGAAAATAAAAACATACCTATTGCGATTGTTCACTTTAATCATA